ATGATGGCCAACGGTCCTAGCAGTTTGGCCAGAAGACCGTCTTCTTTCGGTGCAGTTGGAGCCGTCGGCTTACTCTCAGGGCGAGCTCCCAGCCGTGCCAGAAGCTTCATCATCTCCGAGTCTCTTTCTTGCTGCTGCAGGTCCTTCGTTCTCTGTGCAGATGTCTTCCTTCTATCGGATTCAACTAAGTAATTGTAGGTAGCCGAAAGGTCGTTGGCAATGATCGACAGAGCGTTTCTCATCAGACCGGAATAGTCTGATAGCATCACGACTCCGGCCTCGACCGACTTCATCGTGGTCAGTAACTCCTCGGCTACTAGAAGTATTCCGTTAAGAGGCTGAAGTAGAACGGACAAATCACTGCCACCCTGCACAAGTCCTTGGGCCTGAGCTGTAGCCGGAGTCTCCGAGGCCTCCTTTAGCGATTCCTTCGAGGCATCCGCGACCGGTGTCAGTAGATCGACAACCTTCAGCGCACTCGTCTGAATCTTGTCGAGTGTCTCATTCTGGACCATCAGTTCCAGAAGTATGTCGTCGAATGTGCGCTGTTGTTTGTCGTTTTCGTTCATGTCAACTGTTTGTTCTTACGCTTGGCGCGTTCGTTTTCTTCCTTGATGTGTTCAACCAGCAAGGAAACGTAGATCTCCCTCTCCCATGGAATCATGTTATCCAGCTCGGTCAGACTGTACTTGTGATGCTGCATTAGAGCAAAGTTGGTCTGGTAGTGGTTGACGAGACTATCATGAGAGAGGCCTACGAGAAAAAATTCTGGAGTCCTGTGAGTGTCAGGCTGTTATCGGCACCACAGTGAGAACACTTGTACTCGATCTTGTGTTCTAGCTTTGGTGTCGATTCGATGAACTTCCTGATCTTATTGAACTGAGTCTGGTTCAGAGATTCGATGAACTGGTGGAGCTCCTCGGTGGTATGATCAGAGGCACGGTGAACGACCTTCTCATCGAAGATTGAATCGATACAGCCGACGATGACCGACATGACTACCTTGCCAGTGTCTGATTTGTCCTGCTCGGCGAGCTCTGAGATGAGATTCACGTTTGGCCAGTTCATCACCACACCGATCTTATCGGTCAGTTGGATTTTGGCGTCTGGCAGATTCTCTGTGTTGACAGAGACTTCTTCCAGGTTGATCTCAAGTGGATTCGGCTTCTCGCACTTCTCACACTTCAGCGTCAGCTTCGATACCTCTCCCACAGACTTGGCGCGTAGCTTCAGGAAGATGTACTCCAGGTCAAACACCGACAGTTTGTCAGGATCGATCTTTCCAAATGTACAGGACGAGATCGTATCTTTGATGGCCTGCGTGATCTGCTTCTGATCGTTCGATTCACGAGCGACCATCAGGATCTTCTCTTCCTTGACGAGGTACGGACGATACTGAATTCGCTTGTTGCTGGACGGAAGTCTCAGCTCATATTTTGGGGTCTCAATGACTGGTAATGGCATAATGTTATCCTATAGGTTGTTTTCGCTTGTCTCAAAAGATCTTCTTGATTCCTCCAATTGCTGTTTTGACTGAGGAGACCACCGATTCGACTGCACCCTCTTCCTCAAAGTTCTCATAGGTCATCGTGACCGAGAACTTCTGAATTGAGTTCTCTGCGGTATTGTCCAGCGGAATCGAAACAAATGTGATCGGGTAGGCATTCTTTAACTTGATGCCGTAGACCGGAAGGTTCTCCTTGTTCAGCTGCTGAATTACAACATCAGTGGTGTATTCGTTCTGATAACGAACACGGTATGCATTTGCATCAATGACCAGGTTCGACCACTTGTCAAACATCTTCTTGACATAGTAGTCGTGGGTCAACAGGAAAGTGAAAGTCACGTCCTCGTTCATGAATCCGTACGGGATCTTGATCGCCTGGCGGTTGCTCTGATAGTCCATCGTCATGATCTGACGACCCGGTAACGAGCAGGACTCGCACAAGATTCCAACATCTCGAGGATCGTTGATGAGAGAGCCGGCCTTAAAGCTACGAGAAACCAGTGAAACCAGTATGTTCTGAAGATCGATGTTCAGAAGGCTTGCAGCGGGTGGCTGCATGTAGATCGCAAACCGATTTGTATGGGCCAGGCCACCATGCTTCGTGATGGTGCCTTTCATGTCGTTGATGCTTTTTCCGATGAGTGTGGCCATAATGGTTACGGTGCTTTCTGATAGATCTTCTTTGATTCACTCCAGACCTTGGTCTTCTGAGCTCCACGGAAATGTTCCGTCGGAAGGAAGATTGCGATCTCCCAGTCGGGAGCTAGGACCTGTGAAGGACGTGTCTTCATCTGGTCAAAGAGATAGTGCTTCAGACAGGGCTGAAAGTAGCGATGTTTTCTGGCGCGAGCGAGAGTCTCGTATCTAAGTCTCAGCTTGGATCTTTCGGTCAGATTGTCATCTGTGAACGACTGCATCAGACTGTCCAGAAAGATCGCTCTGGTGTTCGGATGCAGGTAGTGCAGGTTCAGTCCCATGAAACCACCAGGAGCCGGCGACAGCATGATCACTAACGGGAAACGATCGTAGTACGGCAGAGTGTCTTTGTGCAAGGCATCATACACAAACATGTACATGAACCCCCATCTCGGGATATTCTTCTGAAGAAGCGAATCATCCTTCAATAGCTTGTTTCGATTGATTCTCCCGTTGAGCTCTCTGACCTTCTCGATAAACCATTCTCTGGCTTCCTTTGACCTACGCTCAAACCCAGTGCTGGCCAGCTCTGAATTTAGCGTTTTGAATAGTGAAGCCATAGTTCACTATTTATAGAGAAATTTCTAAAGTATCTTGATGCCTAGTCCGCGCAGAGTCTCTTCAGTCCATACCTCGAACAACCAACCACGATCTGCAGCATATTCCCTGGCGGCTTCCCATTTGCTGATGTTCTTCGCGTAGGTCATGACCTCGGTGATGTACTTGCGCGTCTTCTTGCCGGGATTCTTTGGAGGCTGCGACTCCTTCTTCGGCTTCACCTCGATCAGTATGACCCTGCCATCCGTGAACTCGGCTTTGACATCGACGAAGTACCGATGAATCTTGCCGTCCGTCTTACACCGGTATGGTATAATGACCTCCTCGGAGGACCATGACTTGATGTGAGATCCCTCATCTAGCCACCGAAAGAGCTGACGCTCCCACAGTGACCGATAGACGATGTTAGTAATGTCACCTCGATACTTCGAAGGGTTCTGCGGAAGGAATTTACCTCGGTAACTCATATAAATATCCAATCACATATTTATGTCACTTATCGACACAGCACAAAATATAGCTAGAGTAACGAATTCAGATACAGTGGTGATGCCGCAATTTAGAGTATCTGGTTCAACATCGAATGCTCTGGCCTTCCCAGATACTCTTCGGTATAATCCGCTGCCATTCGTTCTCTTCACTGCTCTCGGTAAGTCTCAAAGCCCGGCGATTAGTTTACCAATACCTCCAGGGCTAACAATTGGAGATGGAATGTCATACTCATCAATGAACCTAGGTATTATTGGCACTATCATGGCTGAAACGATGACTCAGATGGGAAAACAAACATCTGTCGCTGGTGTCGTAGGAGCTGGAGTTGGAGGGATGGTAGGTTCAGTGATCAATAAAGCGGGTCAGTTGAATGCCGCAGCGGCCGCATCGATATTGGCCAGAAAATTTGGATTCGAAACCGTTGCCGACACAGTTGACTTCAGTCAACGACAGGTGATTGCTCCGAACACAAATACTACATTTCAGAATTCAAATATTCGATCTTATTCTTTCACATTCAAATTAGTATCTCGTTCGAAGAAGGAGGCAGAGACTATCAAGAAGATCGTAGATATATTCAGAGAATATATGTACCCAGAGGGTAAAGATGTAGTCCTATCGTATCCTCCTATATGGAACATCTCTTTCTATGATAAAGATGCCGTGATCAATCCATATCTTCCTAAGATCTATGATTGCTACCTGACTGGAATGACTGCGACATTTAATGCTTCTACGAACATCTTCCACGAAGATGGAAGTCCAGTCGAAACTGATGTGGCTCTATCGTTCCAGGAAACGCGTGCCCTGACGAAGAAGGACATACAAGATTTGGAAAGAGGAGAAACCAGAACAACGGAGTCTGTATAATCTATGGCATTCTTTCGACAATTTCCAAAGACCGGGTACGACTTTGAGTCTAACGGTGTCATCACGAAGATCATTGACATCTTTCGTACGGTCAGAGCCGACTCGGTATTCCTGGATGACATGTCCACGTATCAGTATTTCCAGGTACGAAATGGTGAAAGGCCAGACGTTGTTTCCAATATCTTATACGGCACTCCAGAATACTACTGGACATTTTTCGTTATCAATGAACACCTGAAGACCGGGCTCTCCGGATGGCCTATGGGTACAGC